AAGGACCTGACATACCTAGTTTCTCTTCATACATGGGTGGTAATACAGCCGTGGTTAATGCTGACTCGACACAAACAACAAACAGTGTTGTAGATACATTTAATTATTTTAACGACTTATTAGATCAATAATGAACGAAAGAATAAAAACATATCAACAAAGTGTTTTTGGTAACATGCCAAAAGACCAAGGTCCTGCAGACAAAAAGTTTGTAACAACATCTAAGACTGGCATACCAATGACTCAAGCTCAAGATATCATAGCTAAAAATCAAAAGTTTGCTACAGATCTACCACTTGCTCCTTTCCAAATGTTAGGTAACGCTTTGTTACCAGGACAACCTTTTGGTAAAAACAATCCTTGGTTAATGAGTGCAGAAGATAAAGCAATACAAGAAGCACGTGAATCTAGCTCCATGGCTTACATTAAAAACAAAGACATGGTGCGTGATCAACTTGCTACAATATTTGATAAAGCACAAAAAAAATATGATGACACAGGCGATGACAAATATCTACAAATTGCTTTGCAAGCAAAAAATGACATCATGGCGTCTGCTGGATTATCGGATGCAGACTTTCTACCTGTAGGTGCTGACACATATCAACTGTATGATGAGTTTGGTTTGTTTACTAACAATCCAAATCCTTATCCTATGCTAGAAGCTGGCATGTATTTTGCAGGTGGTGTTAAAGGATTTAACTATGGATGGAATGGTGGATTAATTAAAAAGTTTTTTAAAGGTGCTGCAAAAGGATTTGCTAAAGGTAAAGGTGGTATAGCTGGAAGATTAGGTAGTGGTATTATTCACGGTAGTCTTGCAGTTGGTGCAGCTGACATGGGATATGAACTTGTGTTAGACGCAATGAACCGTGGTGGTAAAGCAAAAGCTTACATGTCAATGTCGCCATCAGAAAGAGGAGATGTAATAGATAAATCTATATCTCCATTTTTAGATAAAGTATTACAGGCAACAGTAGATCCCGTATTAGAAAATTTACCAGACAGATTAACGTTTGGTGCAGAAGGTATAAATAGACCTGGGTATATTAGTGAAGAAGGTTTAGGTGCAGATCTAAATCCTTTAAATGCAGTAGGAGCTATTTTTAAATCTAGACCAGATGGATCAAGATCTCGTTTATCTAACGCTATGGATGCCGCTGTATTTGATGCAGCTATTAGCAGTGCTTTCTTTGGTGTTAGACCTGCATACGTTTTATTTAAAAAGTTTGGTGGAGCACTTGGTGGATTAAAAACAGCGCCACCAGGAGCTGGTAGTAAAATATTTAAGGGTAAAGATGCACAGTCACAAGAACTGTACGAAGATTTTGGTGTGTTAACAAGTGACGAACTTCTTGCAGCTGACAGAGCTTTATCAAAATTTGATCCTAAAAGCCCTATGTACATAGGCACTAAAGGTAGAGCAATAGTTCCTTACGGTGGTCAAACTTTCTTACCTATACGAGAAGAAGTAAAAATGAATATTCCATTTATAGGAAAAGCGTTAACACGTTTAACAAATTCAAAAGCTTTTAACTGGCTTGGCCCTAGAGAACATAGATCAGAAGCGTTGTATCCTGAACTAGATACAATAGCTGGTAGCACTATACCAAGATTTGCATTATCCGGTAGACCCTATCTAGATGCATACGTAAATGCTTTCCAACGTGTGCCTGCTATTGGTAGACCTATACAAGCAACTTTACAAGTTGCAGGTGAAGCACAAAAAGTCAGAATGATGGAAATGGTTGGTAGATTTGCACCATATGTAACTACAGCAGAAATGGGTGTAGACTATATAAAACTAGGTGCAAAAAGAGCAGAGGGTTTTGCAAAAAGAGCAAAAGAATATGATAGAGAAATATTAAATGCAGCAAAATCTGCTGGTGCAGTTGTAGATGATACCACCATGGTAAACGTTGCGAAAGATATAATATTTAACAGATCTAAATTAGGTGCATTAAATACAGAACTTTCTAATTTTTTAGAAAAATACATATTAAAACCGCCAGAAGGTTGGACACCAGGCACTACATTGTTAACACCAGGCAAAAGAACTGTCGGTGACATGTATAAATTAAAAAGATTATTAGACACTAATTACACTAGATGGTCTAAAAGCCCTGAGATAGGAACTATCAACGATGACCTAAACGCAATATACAGAGCTTTTGAAACTGACATAGGTAGTTTAAATAAAACACCTTTTGCTAATGTGGCAAAACTATGGACAGAGTACGAAGATTTTTTAGCAAATGGTATGTTAATATGGGGCACAGACGCAGGAAAAGCGTTAGGTAATGTAAAAAGATATGGTTGGAATGTGTCATTAGACACACCACAAAGTGCCACTAATTTATCTAAAAATTTATGGAACACCATGGCTAAGTCAACAGACAATGGTGCTTTTGTAGATCAAAACATATTAGCACTAAAAAATATAGTTGGTGAAAAGGCTTACAATAGAGGTTTAGGACACTATTTAGCAAATACATTTAAGAATTCTATGAAGAATGTAGAGGGTATTGAGTTTTTTGATTCTAAAGTTATTAGTGATGCTTTAGGTATTGGTAAAGCTGGTTCACCGTTACAACAACTATTTAAAAAAGCTTTACCTGGACCACAGGTAACTGACATGAAAATTTACAATCCACAAACACGTAAATTTGAACATTGGTACGATGATTTGTGGGGCAAGATACCTGAAGATATACCAAAAGATCAAATAAAAATGGTACAAGGTCAATTGCCGACATACAAAGATTTTGAAAACTTAACTAAAGTTTTAGACAGAGTGTTTAAACATGGTATGCCTTCACCAAGCACGTTCCTTGCACGTTCAGCCGTGCTCCAAGGCCCAGGTGGTGCAATAAAACAAAGTTCACCTATGGGTAACATAACAGCTGCATTAGGTACTGCAGCCGCAGCACAAACAAGTGCAATGTTAGCGTTAGTTCCTTTCTTTGGAATGCGTTATGCAGGTAGAGTTTTTGCTAGTGCACCAATAATGCGTAACTGGAATGCTGCTATGAATGATACTTTACCTACTGTTATAAGATTAAGAGCTATGGAACGTTTGTTCCAACAAATGCCTGATGAATACGAAGAGTGGACAGCTACATTACAAGACATGGAAGAAGCAAACAGAAAACGTAATCTTATGAATCAAAATAAAAATTCATTGGCTGAATTAGGTAATAGAATTGTTGACAGTGCACCAAAAGTTTTACAAACAATAGATCAAGTAACACCTAATTTTGTTACAGCACCAATAGGTGACACCATGGGAATAACTAACAGAGATCCACAACCTTCAAATAATACTGGATCAATGACAGGATCATCAATACAAAACAGTGGTGTTATGAATAACGAAGCAGCAGCTAATTTATATACAGGAAACACAGATGCAGCACTTGCTAGTCAATATGGTATGAATGAGGGAGGAGCTGTTGGTGGATTAAATCCTGTAATGCAAAACAATGGTAAATTTACAGAACCACAAAAAGAAATAAAAGATAATCCTTTTATGAAACCAGGTAAAACAGTAGCATGAGCATGAGAGACGCAATATGGATCGTAGGAATTTTTGTTGCACTTGGTGCTACATGGGGGATGACATCGCAACGTATTAATGCTATGGAACGCGACATAGATAGAATAGAAGAGGCTTTGATTTTGTTTACAAAAATGGAATCACGTATTGCTGTTATAGAAACAGAAATAAAAAATATAAATAAAAAATTGGATAACTTATGATTGACATGAATAAACTTTTAGAATCTGTAAAACGCCACGAAGGCTATAAAAATCACGTTTACTTAGATACATTAGGTAAGCGCACCGTGGGCGTTGGCCATTTGTGCGTAGAAGACTTTTGGGAAGATGACAAAGAATATGAAGAAGATTTTCTAATGGGTATATTAGAAAAAGATTTACAGTCTGCAATTGATCAAGCAGATGACATGTGTAAAAATTTAACAATAAGTGATGATGCAAAAATTATAATCATCGAAATGATTTTCCAGCTTGGGGGGAACGGAGTTTCCAAGTTCCGGAAAATGTGGCAGGCGCTTCAGCAAGATCCACCAGATTACGCCGAAGCGTCCGTCCAAATGCTTGATTCACGTTGGGCAAAACAAACACCTAATCGAGCACAGGAAATGGCAAAACACATGAAGGAGTGTGGATAGTGTACGGCATACTTAGTCAATTAAGTAAAAAAATGGGACGTCCAGCAATGAGACGAGTGTTGTCTATTATACAAAAAAATCCTAATTTTAGACCTGTTAAAAACATTAGAAATCCAAACATTGCTGACTCATCTAGGTTAGCTGTTGCTCAAGGTATGGCTGAAGGATCTAGTAGATATTTAGATCCTTTTCCTGGTACATTTATGAATTATGCACGACAAAAAGTTGGTAACAACCCAATGAGATTTAGAAAAGTTTCTGATTATTTTAGAGCGCGCCCTGATAAAAGACAACAAATAGATGATTGGTATAAAGAAATGGGTAGCGATAGTGCATGGGCTCGTGGATTTTTAGATGACATGATTGACGAAGCAGAAAGAGCACCGATGTCATTAGAAGAATTAGCAGCTGCAGAACTATCACGTGTTGGTAAAAAACCTTATAGTCAATCTTCTGTTAATAGATATTTGTCTAATGTGGCTGGTAAAGGTGAGTAATGGGTTTAGGCAACGATCATACTCATGATTTAGATCAAACTGTTTTAAGCACTAGTGATTTAGAAAAAATTTATGATTATTTAAGTAATTTAAGAGCACCCTATGGTTTTATACCATCTTACTTTAATTATTTAAGTGAAGATCAAGTATTAGATTCTAGTAATTTTCCTGTTTTTGATGATCCAAATTATTTACCTGGTTTAAACCCAAACCATTATGGTTTTATTCCGGCCAATCAAGTTGACGCTCCTAATCCTCTTTTAAGTAAGAACCTTACTAAAGAAGAGGCTCTTGCATTTTATCAAGAAGAACTTGATAAAGCAGGTATGGGAACAATGTCTCAAGACGACATAGATTTTGTTAATCGTCTGTATAAAACAGATGATCCACAAGAAACAATAAAGTTTAGTGTGGGACCTAAATATGAAGAAGACATACCCATGATGGATTATCTTGCAGAGATAACCGACAGCCCTGAGTTAGCATTAGGCAAAGGGTTTTTTCCAATAAGAAATTATCCTCAAATTTCTTTAGATTATTTACGTGAGTACATTGATTCTGGAGCTACCGTAGAAGACATTCAAGATTATGATGAGGATGACGCTGCTGGTTTATTTAGAACACAATACGATGATAATCCTTTAGGAACAATACAACTTAATCCATATTACACAAAAGATATGGCGACTGTAGCTAATATTATAGGTCATGAAGGTTTACACGGAGCAGTTCATAGATATCCATTTTTACGTGAAACGTCACCTTATCCTATGGCTGGAGAAATAATACAACCTTTTCATATGGAGATGGCAAAAAAGTATGATCCAGAAAAAAATTATATGTACAGCAGACATTTTTCTCCCCCAGCACCGTTTCATCCAGCAATTCACGGTATTGATGAAACTTTTTTTGGTGGACACGGTCAACCAAGTAGCATGTTAGATCGTGTTAATGAAATTAATCCTCAACAAATTGCCAATGCTGATTTTTTAATGAACTATAATGCTCAAAAAGATTATGACATAGGAACTTCTTATGGATTTGATATGGACGAACTTGCAAGTAGCTATCAACCTCCACAACCTTCCGTGGGAATAACATCTTTACCAAATCCTCATTTATGATAAAAGGAATTTTAGCAATAGCAGCAAGAAACGCTAGGAGGAAAAGATTAGGTTTACCAAAAACAAAACCTTCCATGATAATTTCAGGTGCAGAAACTTCTAAAAGGTTACCTGAAGGATTAGAATTTTTAAGAGGTTATGCTAAACGTCAAGAAAGAAAAAATTTTTTATTAAAACCTCAACCAGGACAAGTAATACCAAAAAATATACCCATCCCAAAATATGTAGATATGGTCCCGTTAAGAGCATCAATAGCTGCAGGTAAGGGCAAAATAAAAAATCTTTTTAGAGGAGAAACTTTATATCCAGATCAAAAGTATATTTCTAAAACTGGTATGGAGTCTGGCACAGGTGTAAAACCTGGTCAATGGTGGTCAGCAGAACCTTTAGAAGCTGCTACATATGCAATTAGACCTAGTAAAGGAATTATGGGAATAGATTCTGCAAATCCAGGTGTAATTAGAAGAATGAGTGTAAATAAAAATATAGAAGATATGGGGGATATGATGCAAAGGGGAACTGGTAAAACACATTTTCACCCTACACAAGATATGATAGATAATTCTAAAATTTCTTTATTTTATTCTGTAATTAACAGGTTAAGAGAATTAGGATTTAAAGACGCAAAAATATTTAAGTACATTGGACAAATAATGAGAAAGAAAAATGCGGCTGGTAAACGTGATTACATGTTATATAACAGTGGCGGTATTGTCTAAATTGTGTTATAAGTAACAGTGCAAATTATACAGAAATATAATTATGCAGAATTAAAACGTAAAGAAGGAGAAGCTAGGCTATATTTAACACCCGATGGTGAGGCACTGCCGTCAGTTACTACAATTTTAAATAGAACAAAAGACAAAACGTTTTTAAAACAATGGCGTGCAAAAGTTGGCGATAAAAAAGCTGATCAAATTATGCGAGATTCTGCTAGTATTGGCACCGCGCTCCACCTATACATAGAACGTTTTGTGAACGGAGATAAATACAAAGATCTTACAGAAATAGGTGTGCAGGCAGAAAAAATGGCACAAAAAATAATAGACGAGGCTTTTGGTGACATTACAGAAATATGGGGGTCAGAAGTGCATTTATATAATCCTGGTAAATACGCAGGAACAGCAGATATGATTGGTGTGTATAAAGATAGGCCTGCAATCATGGATTTTAAACAAACCAACAGGCCAAAAAAACGTGAATGGATACAAGATTATTTAATGCAACTTGCAGCGTACGCCGCGGCCCACAATATTTTATTTGACACAGAAATAGACCAAGGTGTGGTTCTCATGTGTTCGCGTGATTTAACCTTCCAAAGATTCGAATTGACTGGCGAGAAATTTGTACGTGCGACTAATGCATTTATGAAAAAATTGGATGATTATAATACAAGTATAATCTAAATCAAATCCACTCAGATAATTCTTCGCCACTAATTTCTTTTGCAATGTTTACCTTGTTTTTTAATGCTTTTATTATTTTTTCATCCACTGTGCCTTTAGACATCATGTCTATGTATAGCACTGGATTTTTTTGACCTATACGATGTGCACGATCTTCTGATTGTATTCTTTTCTCTAGGTCGTAGTTATTAGAATAATATATTACTGTGCTAGCTGCCGTCAATGTAATACCATATCCTCCTGTTTGTGTATTGCCTATGAAAAAACGACAATCATTTTTATTGTTTTGAAATTTATTTATACAAGTTTGTCTATCTTCTTGTTTAGTCGCACCATAGTATGTGCAGTATGACGTAGGACCATATTCTTTTTTTATTGCCTGCTCTATGTTTAGTATGTCATGTATGTAATTTGCCCATATAATTGCCTTGCCTGTTGTTTCTGACAATACTTGCATTAATTCTTCTATCCTGTTGTTTTTAAGATCTAACACCTCGCCACTGTCTGTTTTCATATGACCACATGTTATTTGATGTAATCGCATTAGTTGTGTCAATACATTAACAGCTGTAAGTGATTGCCCTTTTAATACAGTCATTGCATTTGTTTTCATGTCCTGGTACGCAACACGTTGTTCATCTGTTAGCTCTACTTCACGTTTAACAAAAGTTTTTTCTGGTAAATCTAAACAATCTTTTTTAAGAATACGGTAAGAATGTGGCGACACTAAATTACCCAGTTGTGCTAAATTTTTAAACTTTACAATTTTTTGATATTTGTGTGTGCCACCTGCTGCGTTAGCTGTAATAACAACAGCATACCTAGTTCTAAATGCATAAAAACTTTGTTGTCCTAATATTTCTGGATCAAGAAAATCCATTTGTGACCACAAATCCATAGGTGATTGCGTTACAGGTGATCCTGTAAGTATTCTCTTATACTTTGCTTCTTTACTAAGTGTTAATATGTTCTTTGTTCTTTTTGCTTGTGGGTTTTTTATTGTCGTGCTTTCGTCAACTATCATCATTGATTTGCCTATTAAAAATATTTTAGCAAATTCCACACCTTTTTTTGTAGACAATGCTTCTACATTCATAACCATAATTTTAAATCTAAAATCTTCTGATTTTTTTATATCAAGAAGTTGCTGCTTGTATTGTGAGCTAGTAGATTGTTTCCAAGCAACAACATTCTTTTCTATATAATCAGGCACGTGAACTGGTATTTCTTGATCTACCCAATTCATATACGTGCCCTTGGGAGCAACTATTAAAACTCTATCTATTCTACCTTTATTGTATAAAATGCAAGCATTATCTAACGCAATTTTAGTTTTGCCTGTGCCCATTTCTGCAAATATAGCAAAAGATTTTTTATTCCAACACTTCTTCAATGCATCTTTCTGATGCTCATATGGCTCAGTCTTAAATTTGTACATAACTCTTTCTTTATTCTTGAAAGGCATTATATCATATGCTATAATATAAACAAGAAATAAAATTATGACAGTTTACGTACTACAGGAAATGGGTAGAAATATTAGATCTGCTGAAAAGTTTGGCGAATTAAAAGTATTATTACCTGATAACAAACAAATAGTTTTATCTTCTGGACCAATTACACAAAAGTTAAGAAAAGAGTTATCCACATTTTGTGATGATGACTACTTGCTATTGATTGGTGATCCTGCTATTATAGCTCTTGCTGGCGCGGTTGTTAGTGAGATGAATAGAGGTAAATTTAAAATATTAAAGTGGGATCGTGATGAGAAACGATACTACGATATAGAAATAGATTTGTGGGGTAAAAATGACTAGCTTAGATCCAAGAGATTTAGATTTAGTTACTCAAATGAAAATGGATGCTGGTAGCACAGCCCAAGACAATATGGGTAAGATAGGTGCTGTTGCAAATGATGTAGCAGATACTGATAAAGAAATAGAAAATTTAGAAGAGCAATTAAAAAAGAAAAAAGATTATAAAAAACATTTAGCAGAAAATGTTCTACCTAACTTATTTGCAGAAGTAGGTTTGTCAGAGCTAAAGTTGGCAGACGGT